CGTGGTGGCCCACAATCCGCTGCGCCTGCGCCTGCTTACCCATCACTTAGCGTAGCATCTTCTACTGGGCGCAAAAAGGCAAAAAAGCCTGAAGAAGAAGATGAAGTTTTGGGCTTGATTCAAGGCACAACCGTCCCTGAATCACAACTTACTCAACAATCCGCCGCAGTTCAACAAAAGCCACCAATGGTTCGACAGATCATTGGCAATGTGTTGCAAAAAGGATTTGAAGCCAAGCAAGCAGTGCCGAGTTTTCTTGCGTCAGTAGCAGACATTCCTTTGGCATTGCCTCAATTTATATCAAGCACTGCTGCATATCCTGTGATTAGGACTATGGGCGGTACGCCTGAACAATCAAAACAATTTGCAACAGATGTTTCTGCGCCGCTTGAATTATTAAAGATTGGCAAACTTACTGGCATAGACCAGACTCCTGCCTATCAACAATCATTGCCAACCAAAACAATGGAATTTATTGGCGAAAACATCCACAAAGGTGTTAATTGGATTGCTGAAAAAACTGGTTTAAACCCTAATGATGTTCAAGCAACAGTAGATGCCTTATTGCTAGCATCACCAGTAATAAAATCAAAAGTTATTCCCAAAGTCTCAGAAACAGTGTCTAAGGTTGGAGAGGCAATTAAGGAAAAACTTCCCACTATTACCATTGAAAGACCAGCCCCAGTAGGCGGTCAAACTGGTATGCAAAGCGGTGGTGCGGCAGCTACACCAAACGCAACAATGGTTCAACAGGCTTTGTCTGTGGCTACGCCTGAACTTCAGCAGGCATTAAAAGATATTCCTGTTGACAAAATCCACGCACCCACTTTTCAACGTCACATTGAAGCAGACACTTTGCCTGTTCCTGTAAGATTGACTGAGGGGCAAGCAACTGGTGATGTTGTCAAACTTTCTCAAGAACAAAATAATCGAGGCAGAAATCCAGAATTAGCTAATCGTTTTAATGAACAAAACAAGGCGTTGGTTGAAAACATTCAAGAAATTAGAAATCGTGCTGCGCCTGATGTATATGGCACAAAAACCATAGAAAACAGTCAAGGCGTAATTGATGCATACAAACAACTTGACAACAACTTAACCACAGTTATTGATAAAAACTATCAAAATTTGCGTGATGCCGCTGGTGGTCAGTTTCCTGTTGATGCGCCTGCATTATTGCAAAACATACAAACAACATTAAAAAAGGAATTGCTTTCTAATGAAGCCCCAAAAGGTCAATTTAGCGAATTACAAAGATTAGCTAAAGATAACAGCATGACATTTGAGGATTTTTTATCCCTTAGACGTAATTTGGGAGAAATAGCACGAACAGCAAAAGATGGCGCTGAACGTAGAGCTGCTGGTCTTATGATCCAAGAATTAGAAAAACTGCCATTACAAAAAGAAGTAGCGCATTTAAAGCCTTATGCAGACATAGCAAGAAATTCTGCCCGTGAACGCTTTAAAATGCTTGAAAAAGACCCCGCATATAAAGCTGCAATAAATGATTCTGTTCCCGCAGATAAATTCATTGAACAATTTGTTGTTAATGGCGTTAACAAAAACATCAAAACAATGGTTGATCATTTGGGTAAAGATTCGCCAGCAAGACAACATATGGCGGCAGGAACGATTAATTGGTTAAGTGACAAAGCTGGCATCTATGGTGAAAAACCAAACTTTTCACAAGCTGGTTTCAACAAAGCGCTAAAAAAACTTGATGACGTAAACAATCTGCCAGAAATTTTTGATGCACAAACTTCTGGGCATTTAAAAACTTTAGGCAATGTTGCTGGCTATACTCAATTTCAGCCCCGTGGAAGTTTTGTAAACAACAGCAATTCAACTGTTGCAGCTATGGCTGCAAATGCTTTAGAGCAAAGCGCAAACATCATTGGTGGTGGCAAGTTTGGATTGCCAATTGGCACAATGGTAAGAAACAAAGCGCAGGAAATTAAAGCCAATCAACAAGCCAAAAAAACATTGGAACTTGGCGCTGGCACAAAGCAAACAGGCAAGAATCAAATCAACAATTTGAACAATCCATAAGGACGCATCATGGCAGTTAATCTTTCGCCTATTGGCAATGGTCAGCAATTCTTTGACAACACGGGGTTGCCATTGAATGGGGGTTTGATTTATACCTACCAAGCTGGCTCAAGTACGCCTTTGGCGACTTACACCGATGTGAATGGCACGGTGGCTAATTCAAATCCTATTGTGTTGGATTCATCTGGTCGTTTGCCAACAGAAGTGTGGCTGACCTATGGTTACAACTATAAATTTGTGGTGAAAACCGCCACAGGTACAACCCTTGGCACATACGACAACATTTATGGAATTATTGGTGTGGCAGGCACTAGCACAGGTACAACCATTCCCACAGGTATGATTTCTTTATGGTATGGATCAATTGGTAGCGTTCCACTTGGATGGTATCTGTGTGATGGCACAAATGGCACACCTGATTTGCGAGACAGGTTTATTGTGGGCGCAGGATCAACTTATTCTGTGGCGGCTACTGGTGGTTCAACAGATGCAATTGTGGTTAGCCACACCCACACGGCTACATCAACTTCCACGGTTACTGACCCCGGTCACGTTCACGCGGTATATAGCGCAGGACAAGTAAGCCCAAGGGGTGGTAACGAACAACCGCTTGGCCCAAGCACTGCATCAGGCTACAACACCGCAAGTGCAGTCACAGGCGTAACAGTGGCAACAAGCACCACCAATGCATCTACTGGCGTATCTGGCACAAATGCAAATCTGCCACCCTATTACGCACTTGCGTATGTTATGAAGTCTTGATCATGGAAATTGACCCAGTAAAGTACGGTGTACTTTGGCAAAAGGTTCAAGACTATGAACGCCGATTCGATCAAATGGAAACCAAGATTGATAAATTGGAATCATCCATTGAAAAGCTGGTAGCACTGGCAAATCAAGGGCGTGGCGGTCTGTGGGTGGGTATGGCGCTAGTGTCTGCTTTGTCGTCTGCTGTGGGCTATGTAAGCCATTGGGTAGGCAAAAATTGATCCATTCACAGCAGCCCTTGCCGCAATTGCTGCTATCAAGCAGGGGGTGGCGCTTTACAAGGACGCAAAGGCGGTCGCTAAAGACGTTTCCGCTATCACAATGGAGATTTCTGGTCACATCGGTAAATTTTTCGATGCCCACGAACAGGTCAAAACCGCCGTTGCCGAACAAAAGAAAAACCCGCCAAAGGGTAAGTCATTAAAAGCCCAAGCCCTTGACAACATCTTTCAAGAAATGGAATTGGAACGCGAGGCAACAGAGTTAAGAGAATTGTTGATTTATGGTGTTGACCCAGCCCTTGGTGCAGTTTGGACAAGGTTTCAGGATGAGTTTGAAAGGTTGCAAGCTGAACAGGAAAAGGAAAGATTAGCGCAAGAAGCAAAGGATAGGGTGGCGGCATGGCAACGGCGAAAAATGCTAAACCAACTCCAAGACAGGGCGCTAGTAATCGGGGCGGTAATGATAGTTACTATATACCTCCACCTCCTGTTCCTAGCAATCCGACAAATGAGGATAGTGAAGTGGGGTTCATAATTGCTTTTCTTAGCATGGTGATTGTGTTTGGAATTCTTTTGCCAATCATGGGGGCGATGTATTTGGATATTTTGGAAGCAAAGCAAGAGACAAAACGACAGCAAGAGCAAGTGCAACGATTAATCAATGAGGCAAAAAAAGAAAAATGACAATCTATATTCCATTGCTATACATCTGTATTGCATCGGAATGTGCGTTTTTTCAATCAGAAATTTATACGTTAGAAGAAAAAAAGTGTGAACAAGAAATTGCAAAGCAAAAAATTGATCTAATCAAACAAGGCAGGACGGTTGAGGCGATTTGCATAGACATAACCATTTTGGAGAAAAAATCAGATGTTACCTATCGTAGCCACCCTATTAGGTAGTCTTGCCCAAAACGGGTTAGGGCTGCTTTCCAGCGCCATCCAAGCCAAAGGCAAGGAAGTGGTTGAAAACACTTTGGGCGTGAAAATCCCTGACAACCCAACGCCTGAAGATGTATCCAAGCTGCGCCAGCTTCAGTTTGAACATGAAGAACGCCTGTTGGAATTAGGCATTGAAAAAGCCAAAATGGAATTAGCTGAACTTGATCTATTAGCCAAAGCTGCCCAAAGTGACGCAGACAACATCACAGACCGTTGGGAAGCTGATATGTCTAGCGACTCTTGGTTATCCAAAAACATACGCCCCATGTCCCTTATAGCCATCTTTTTGGGCTATTTCTTGTTTGCCTTAATGAGTGCCTACGGGTACAACGCAAATGAATCCTATGTGACCCTGCTAGGTAACTGGGGGATGCTGATCATGGGTGCTTACTTTGGTGGGCGCACTGTTGAGAAACTAGCAGAAATGAGGAAAAAATGAAAGCTAAGTTAACTTTCCTTGTGACCCTGATGGTCAGCTTTACCTTGTGCATTGTTGTCGTTGGGATGGTTGGCGTTTTAATGGCTGGCTTGTTTGACCCTTTGGTGGACAACGCTGAAATATTCAAATTGATTAGCCCTGCATTTCAGACTATTGTGGGCGGCTTTATTGGTTTGCTTGCTGGCGTAAAACTGTCCCACGGCGAAACAGATGGAGAAGAAAAATGAGTTTAAGCACTGAACAAGCGGCTTTCTTGCTAGATGCCTGCAAACTGATCCAATACGCCACAGAACAGGGTTTTATGGTCACTGGTGGGGAACTGGCACGGACTCCTGAACAGCAGGCTTTGCACTTTAAAGCAGGGCGTTCTAAGACCATGAACAGCATTCACCTCAAGCGCTGCGCCATTGACCTTAACTTTTTTAAGGATGGCAAGATTATTTGGAGTAAGGAAATCCTTGCTCCTCTTGGCGCTTATTGGGAGACTCTTCATCCAAAGAATCGTTGGGGGGGGCATTTCTCCAATCTGGTGGACTGTCCACATTTTGAACGTGTGCCAACAGCATAGCAAACAAAACTAGCGTTCCAACCCCAATGATTGCGCCAATTACCAAGGCTAGGACTGTGGCAATCATTGCACACCTCGCATTTCCCAACCTAGTAAAAAGTAATTCCAGCGGGTTTGTATAGCAGGGCTATGGTATCTGCCTTTTGTGCCACTAAAGTCAGTGTGACCTTTAGCCCTCATCATTGCCTCAAATACTTGTTGTGCTTTGCTCATGCTTGTCCCCTTGCTCTGATTTCAGCCGCCATGTCTTGATGCCATTTTGCAATCTCTGCACATTTCTCACGTTCTTTGGCGGCTACTAGTTTGGCAAAGCGCACAATATCTTTATCGGTACAAACAAATAATTCGCTTTCTTCTTCACTTGGCTTTCCATGAGAAACAAACTCTGCTTCAAGCATTGCCATCTCAATGATTTCATCTTGTGTCATAAGGTCTTGGATTTGACGTTTACGCATCATATTAATTCCCTTTGCATTGGTGTGATTTTCCATTCGCGTTCCATGCGCCCTGACTTGGATTTGACAACCTGACCTGTCAAGCTGATTTCGCCATCGCGTTCTAGTTCGTGCAACCGTCTAGCGACTTGCATGGATTCCAGCCCTGTGTGGGCGGCAATGCCATCTTTACCCAGTGCGCCATGTTTGGTCAAGCAATCCACAATGATTTGGGCGTGGCGGCTGGCAAGGTCTTTAGCTGACCCTGCTGCCTGCCAACTGGTCAAAGGGTCGGTGTTTCTGACTCTTGGATGCAGCATGGTTGTTCCTTAAAAAGGGATATCGTCACGCATATCTTCAAAACCGCTTTTTGGGGCTTTGGGCGCTTTCTCTTCATCAATGTCGTAGCAATTTGCCCAACCCTCCCAACCACCTTTAACTAAAGGAATTACATCAATCTTAATTTTTAGATATTCGCCATCCTCAAACAAATTACCAATGGTTTGATACCGTTTTTTTTCTTGACCGTTTTTGTCTTTGTATGTACCTGTAATTACGGTAATTTCTTTGATTTTTTTCATGGTTGGCTTTCAATGTAGTTGGTTAATTGTTTGACTTGGGAATCGACTTCAGCTAAAAACTTGATAATTTCTTTTTCAGTCTCTGCTATGTATTTGTCATCACGATCAATTCGGATAACAAATAATTGCGCCTTTTCAGGCATTCGGGGATCGAACACACAATAATCTGCCCACTTTCTACCTGTACACGCAAGTTGAAATTGCATCTGGGCAAAATATTTTTGAGGGACTTTTTTGCTTAGTAAGGTTTCCACCATACCCTTAGATTCGGGGCATTTGATTTCACAAATACCGTCATCATTGATAAGCCCGTCTGGACTAGCGCCAGCCATTTCAATCGTGGGATGTGGCACGAACCCAGTTTCTTGCACAAAGTACCCTTGGCGCAATTCCAAAGCAGCCCGTGCAAAAGGTTCTTGGTCAATCCCCCACTGCATAGCCTGCGATGTAAAACCCTCTGCCTTGGTCTTTGTGATGCGTTCTAGCACCAATTGCGTGATGTAAGTCTCGCGGCTGGCGGCATAACCTGTTTTGGTCTTTGCCATCACATCCGCAACCTTACTGGCGGTCACCTTGCC